AATAATAGAACTATTAATAATAATAGTAGCACCGGAATCGCTATTAACAATTCCGGTGCTATTGATAGAAATGATTTAAGCTTAGGTAATCAAATTAGATTAGCTGGCGCTACTGGATTATTTTAAGCATCTTCTTTCGCTAGTTTAGCAAAATAAGACATTGTATCTTCATCCTCAGAACTAATCTCTTCAGCTGTAATAGGTTCTACTGCTGGAACAGGATCATTCATCTTGATTTCTTCTTTGATAGCCATGGAACCCATTGAAGTCATATCTTCACCAAGAACTCTCATCAATTTAGTTTTAAGTTCATCATATGTTTTATAGTTCTTTGGATTAGTAAACTCAGTGATATCATGTAAACCATTATATACACTTTCAAGTTTAGCTTCATCGGATTCTAAGAATGCATCTGGAGAAGCAAACTCTGATTTATCATAGTTTCTATAACCTTCAACATTTCTTATTTTAAGTTTAAAGTTTGCACCTTCCCAAAAATCAAATGCATCCATTGGAGTTTCATCCGCAAACTCTGGATTCATTTTATCCATGATCTTATCGAAGATTTTCTTTCCAAATTTATATAGAAATACTTTGCCTTCGTTTTGTGGTGCTGATGGATCTTGCACTACATAGATATTAGTTACATAGTGTAGTCTTCTTTTTTGAGCTCTTGCTTTTTCCTTATCGGCATCAATACCTGAATTCCAAAGCTTAGAGTTAAGTTCACCTACAGGATCAGTTTGACCTATTGATGTAAGTGAATTTTCAATATACCATAAACCGGTAGGGCCTTTAAAGCCGTGATCCCAATATCTTACAAATGGTATTGCACCATCTTTGCCAGGAAGGAATCTGATAACGGCATAACCATTACCTGCTTTATCAACTGTAGGTTTCCACACTCTTTCATCTACGTAGGACTTTTGTTCTCCTCCGCCGACAGATTGTGCTGCTTCTATGATTTTATTGATGTTGGAACCGCGATTGCGTTTTAATGTTTCAAATGACATAGTATTGTCTCCTTATTTGCTGAAATATTAACTGTAATATATTTTTGTATAGTATTATATATACACTATTCAAAAAGTGACGAGTCAATGGCATTCTTCTTTGGTAAGAAGTTTAAATCCATTGCCTCTGCTTCAAGCTTATCTTTTACAACAGGTGAAATAAACTTTCGAACATCTTCTGGTTCAATATCATTTTTATCACATACGTGTAATATTGCATCCATATAAGGTATTCTAAGTTCAGCCACTGTAGCTTCAATAAGCTTTGTGAATTTAGACTTTGTTAAAAATTGTTCTTCTATTTTCATTTGTCTAAAACCCTTAATAAGATTGTATCTTTATTAATTCTACCATTGGGTACTTTAGTTTTTGTTTTAAGAGTTTGCCAAGCATCATTAATTTGCTTTGGTGTTTTTTGTAAAACAATCGGTAAGAAATCAAGTGGCTTACGTAAACATATAGTTCTACTTAAACCTTTTGTAAAGTTCTTAATTGTTGAACCTGATATTTCAAATCCATTAGTACTTTCGGTAATATATTCAGTAACCATTTTACTTTTGGTATTGAATGTATATAACCTGCTTTTAGTTGGTATTTGAATTGGATTGATTGATACAATCTTAAAATCATTATCCTCTTTTTTGTATTGCATTCTTGCAACTTGTTTATCAACTGCTTTAGGTCTTTTAACCTTAACATTTCTTGATGCTTTAGTTGCAGATCTGATTCTTTCAAGATCTTCAAGCATTGCTTTACATGCTTTAATTCGGTAATTGAGAGTTGACCTTTTTAGGTGGGAGTAACCTTCAACTGCTTGGTCACAACGTTTGTGGTAAGCATCCTCATAATCAAGGAGCCAACCCTCAATCCAAGGCTTAACGTAACTTATTGCAGTATTTGTTAAGCCGTGAAACTTGAACCTATCGTATATATTAATAGTAGTATCGTCACCATCGATCCACTGATCCTCTAGTTCAAGTAATTCTTGCATAATAGTATTATTGATTTTTCTTTTCAATTTTTCTTGTGGTGATATTGAAATAACATTATTAGCTTTTTGTTTTTCTTCAAATATAGCTTTACCTTTTTCAATTAAAGGTATCATTCTATCAAATAGATTATTTAAGAAGTCTTTAGCGATATCATTATTATTACTTTTATATAAGTCATTGTTATACCAGAATGCAGTGGCTGCATGATGAGTCATAGTGAAATGATATTCTGGATTTGCTAAAATATATTTAGATGGTCCAGGAAAGTTTTTCTTGACCCATGTTTTAACTTGACTTACACAATCTTTTCTATCAACTTGTAAGTGGAAATAATCCTTTACTGCGTTGAAACCTTTGTCAATTGGTACACCTGCTAAGCCAGTACGAGCTCTGGCTCTTATTGTTTTCTTTTTAATCTTTTTACCTTTTAGTGCTTGTAGTCCCATATTAAACTCCCATTTATATGTTGTTATTGTCAATGTAATTAAGTGTTGCGCTTCTTACCATGGTTGGATAATCGCCAAGATAAGTGCCGGCATTTAGCATTTCTTTAGTTACTAAATGTTTATGCATGTGTTCTATATTATCATAGTTAGCAAGTATGTCTTTACCTAATTGATCAAACTCTTGATCAGATATTAGATTAGTGTTAAGCTGATAATAAGCGTAAGAACACATTAGGTATTTTGCTATTGGATTCTTCATTAAGCATGACCTCTTAATTTAAGAGATTCATGCATTGCATCAGTATCGGTGTAATACTTATCCTGATGAGCAATATTGATTTTAGTAGATATGGCTGCAGCCAATCCACTATTTTTTTCTATAAGCTTTTGAGCAAATTCATCTTGGTGATTTGATGACATTGCTTCTAGTTGTTTGATAATTGTATCATAATTAAACATAATATAAACTCCCGATTTTTTATTATAGTTATATTCTACCACAGTTTTCCGCAAATGTAAAGGAAAAAATGCACAAAATGCAAATTAATTTCTCCTCATTGTTGAGTACTCTTTTGGATCTGCATCTTTAGTTACAGGTACCATGTTTGATTTATGCATGGTGGCGATACCTGTAATAAACGTGCCAGTGTAGGCATTTGTTTTTGACTTACCAACAACTTTACCTGTGTAATTGCTTGTTGGTAGAGACCGTGAATGCTCCTTATAATTAGGAGCCTTGATTCCTGAATCTTTATTTTTATTTTTAAGCTGTGATGGATGTACACCACGTGACATAAGCCATTTATCATGTTCAGCTTGAGCTTTTTGCCAGCCTGCTTTACGGAAAGGCTTTTTCTTTTTAGTACTATTATTGTTGTAGTAGATTGGTAATAGATGCATTGTCATTTTTCACTGCTCCGAATAATTTATTTAAATCAACATAACCATAGTTGATGGCAAACAGTATTGCAACTATTATCATAATAACAACTGCATTACGGAAGAACCAACCAACTATGGAAAAGAATACGCCTACAATCAATGCACCAGCTACCGCGAAGAAGAGGAGTTGAAAATATAGTGGAAGCATTGATTGTATTTCTGATGGACTTGGCATTTGCCTTCTTTCCAATTAGTTAAAATTCTTTGGGGAGGAGTTCAATACATCATCCTTATCCGAACTATGGGCCCTCCCCGAGGATAAGGATGGGAACGTTTTATACTCCGACGATGGTTCCCTGGGTAGTTCCGTACCTGTAAACCCCGATGACCTTCTGCTTCTGCCTAATTGCAACTTCTCCATCAGCCACCTTGCCTGTTACTATCGCTATGTCATATTTTAAAATCCTCTTTTTTAATTTTATAGATATATTATACCACAGTTTTTTGTAAATGTAAAGGAAAAAATGCATTTAATTTAAAAAAAGTGATTAACATATTAACTAAGTTCTATTCCTTTGTATCTCATCAGGTCCAGAATTAGGTGCTAATTCTGAACTTTGATTCCAATTAAAGATATTTTGATTTTTAGCTTTTTCAAGCTCTTCGGTTAATTCTTTAATACGCTTATATAAAGCATATTTTTCTTTAACTTCTTCAGCTATCTGCTTTTCTAATAATTCTATTTTAGTGAATAGTTTCTTCGTCATCTTCTATATCCAATCTAAAAACAAATTCCATTCCATTATCATTATGAGCTTGATGAACCATTTCGCCAAGCGTATAGTTTTCATCGTCAACAGTAAAGATAATTTCATTTTCTTCGTCAAACTTTTTTAGTTTTTCTTTTTTAAAATTTATTACATTTGATTTTTTAGGCATTAATTAATTCTCCATCCTAGTTTAGTTTCGATCCAATATTTGTCAAAGTCTTCTGCTATAGCATATATAGCGTTGTCCCTTGGTAATGTGTCCATTCTTTGTAGCTTTTTCTTAGCTTTACCATAATTACCAAGTAACATGTGTGTAAGGACTGCATCAGTATCGGATGCATCTTCTTTGTACATGTCGGCCATATCTTCTTTGATAGCCCACTTTGACTTTGATTGTTTGTCTAATTGTTTAACTAGGTTTTTTAAATTTTTTAACATTTTTAACTCCGCTTTTTTTATTTTATAGATCTATTGTACCACAGTTTTACGCAGATGTAAAGGAAAAAATGCATTTAATTTAAAAAAAGTTATTAACTTGTTAAATGTTTGGCATGTATTTTACAACCTATAAAGTTATTGTAATAGTCTTCACGTAATAGTACATCATTATCAAATTGCATCTTTGCTTCATGATAAGACATTTCACCTTTTGTTTTACAGAGTTTTATTATTTCTCTTTTAAACTTTTCGGTTCCGCGTTCTTCCACAAGTCTGCATACTTCATTTGATGAACCATAGTATTGTTTCCAATCAGATTCAATACGCGTTCGTACTCGTCTCTTACGTGTTTTAGTGATGGGGAGAGTTTTAGGTTTCCAGAAGTTCTTCTTTCCAATATATTTTTTGTCAGTGTCAAGTTCGGTGATTTGATAAACAAAGCCTTGGTATTCCTCTGGTGTTATTTCATATAGTTCATTATTATAATACCACATAAAGTTATTTATTCTTTTTTATACACTGCACCTTTTAAAGCAAGTGGACTTGAAGACTGAAATATAGGTGTACCTATACTAACAGGTAAAGGTTTTGTTTTTTCAAATCTTGGAAGTAAAGGTAGTAATATTAAGAAATGAAAGAAATAATAACCGGTTGCTAATCTACTTAATGTAACATATATTCCTTCAGCTGGCATTGCACCAAGATATCCAAGTGCTATACAATCAACAAATAATATCCAAAAGAATATTTTATATAAAGGTCTGAAATTTGAACTACGTATAGGTTGTCTGTCAAGCCAAGGTAAAACAAAGAGTACTGCTATTGCACCAAACATTAATAGTACACCGCCTAATTTATCAGGTACTGCACGCAGTATAGCATAAAAAGGTAAGAAGTACCATTCAGGTACGATATGTGCAGGTGTAACCATTGGATTTGCAGGTATGTAATTATCAGGATGTCCCATAAAATTAGGAAAAAAGAAAACTGCAGCAGCAAAGAAAGTTAAAAATATACTTAATCCAAATAAATCTTTGATAGTATAATACGGATGAAAAGGTAATGTATCTTGTGTTCCTTTAACGTCAATGCCTATAGGATTATTAGAACCAAACCTATGAAGTGCAACTAAGTGTAGTATAACTGTACCTACTATAACAAAAGGCAAAACAAAGTGAAGACTAAAAAATCTATTCAACAATGGATTATCAACGCTGAATCCGCCCCATAACCACGTGACAAATTGTTCACCTACTAATGGTATCGCACTAAACAGATTAGTTATTACAGTGGCACCCCAGAAACTCATTTGACCCCATGGTAATACATAACCCATAAACGCTGTGGCCATCATTAATAGTAATATTAAAACACCAAGTATCCAGAGAAGTTCACGCGGCGCTTTGTAAGAACCATAATACAGCCCGCGAAATATATGTATATACGTTACAATGAAAAAGAAACTAGCTCCATTCATATGAATATATCGTATTAACCAACCGTGATTGACATCTCTCATTATTCTTTCAACAGAATCAAATGCATAATCAATATGCGCTGTATAGTTCATACTTAAAACAATACCTGTAATAATCATTACTACAAGTGATATACCTGCTAAAGAACCGAAGTTCCAAAAATAATTTAAATTTTTAGGTGTAGGATATTCATTAAGTTCATGATTCATGAACGAAAATATACCAAGTCTATGATCTATCCAATTAACTACGGGATTTTTAAATTTTGCTTTTGCCATTAAAAGTCTACGTCTATTCCATTTATACTATAAGTTTTACCGTTGAAACCTTTATCCATTTTTTGAACATCGGTCATTTTTTCTCCATCAATCCTTTTCCATGGATTGAACTTCTTCTGCTTCTGCTCTTCTACCACAGACTGGACAGAAAATAGGTTCTTTATACGAAGCCACATAGGTTGTTTCATCACATTCTTCGCAATCTATCTGGTAGTCTTTCAAGAATCTTTTCCTTTCTTTTCATTGATGCTGTAGCCCATTCTGCGATTTCTTGTGTTGATCGTCCACAGCCAATGCAAAAATCATCTTGCAATGTACATATATTTATGCAAGGTGAAACGACTTTAGAAATCGATTTCACATGCTCCACCTGCACAGGCGGCTGCAGCGAGTGTATCAACATCGGTATACTTCTTTTCTGTTATATCTTCTTTCCAATCAATCTGTTTTAAGTTTGATTGTATCTTTCTCCATTTATGTAATAGGTATGCATCCTTTAAACAACCTTCAGAGATTTTCTTATCTCCATCACAGTAATTGTTTGCAAAGTTTTCAAACCTACGTACCCAATCTTTTCTTGCAGAATTTTCTGAAGATTCCACAGATAGATCTAAACCAAAACCATTTGCAGTTGAACATGCATCCCATAAATTTGGAAATACTTTAAGAGCATCTACAACTAATCCAGATGCAAATATTGATGCATCACCATATTTCTTAACCATAGTTTTAGAATCAATAACACCAGTGTTTGGAGCCTGATTATAATCTTTATCACCAGTCATTGCTAAGAATGAAATACCTGCAAATGCATCACGGTTTTCATAAACATATTTTTCTACATTATCCCAATCATCAACAATGATTGTGTTTGATACGTTATGTCTTATACCTTTATCAGCACAAAGTTCTTCGTTAGTTCCAGTTTCAACCCAATGCTTTTGAGCTTTCTTAACAAGTTCAAGATGTTTGATACCCAATAAGTCATCTTTATACATTGAACCTTTCTTAGGTAGTATTGGAAATGAAACAACCACATCAGTTCCTGTTGATGACCAAACAGATTCCTCAACCATATAAGGATTGGTCTTCATTATTGCTTGAGTTATTTCGGATTCCTTATTCATTTGTACATTACGTATATACATATTCGAATGCTCTGCATGAATACCCGACGCTGTTTGTAATAATACAGATGCATTACCACTTGGCTTTACACAAGTAGTTCTTGCCGCTGGATTAATACCTATTATTTGAGCAACTTCTTTGTTAACCTCTTTAACAATCTTTGCACCTTTCTCCAATATCTTTTGATCAAAAAGAATATCAGGATTATTCATCCATCCAGTAATTGAAACTCCAAGTAATGCTTCTCTATCAAATATTAATTTAGAAGTATCTGTTAAAAACTTGAAGTCTGTGTACCCTGCTTGTAGGGTACCGAGGATAGACGCAGCTCGACATGCCTTATAAAAGTCTTCCTCGGTATTGCATTTCCCTCCGTTGATTTCAGTTAGGTTACAACCTTGCCAACCTGACTTTTTATTAATCTGTGGAAACATACCAATCTCAACACATGGATTTGTAGTATGTTCTGTAGACTCAACGAAAACGAATCCCGGTTCACCGAATTGCTTGACTGATTCCATGATCTTGCCAAACTCTTCTGGTGTGGTCTTATCTCTTACAATAACTGCAGAGTTGTTAGACCTTCCTCTTTGAGGATTATCCATAAACCAATTACCAGTTTTTGCATTCATCATTTCTTCATCATCAGGCGAAAAAAGACAAATGGTTGCTGACCTACGTAC